AACGGCCGCATAGGGTATATTCGGCTGAGACCATGTGTCACTATCAGACGCCTCTATGTCCGTTGATATATGTTCTTGTACTGGTACTGCGTCAAAGTCGGCTGTAGGGACGCCAGTCTTCCTTGTTAATTTTCGTAATTCTAAACCTAAATGAGGGTTTGCCGTATCATTGGTTGCCAGTCTATTTGTATCCACCTCATCCTTATACTTAGGGTAAACACCGTTAGGGTCATAGAAACCTTTATTTACATTTGCCAATTCAGCAGGCTTGCCAGGTAAAGTACCAATGACCATAGGCTCTTGCATTGCGTAACCATCTCTAAAGTACCCAAAAACCCAAGTACCCTCGACAATAAAGCCTGGCGAGCTGCCTAATCCTGAAATCCCGGAAGAAGTAATAGGGTGAATGAGTTGCGACCATGGTAAGTCACTTGTAGGCAGGTCATCTTTGTTATCCGTATGAATACCCACACAACGCACTCTCAGACGGCCAAGTTTCTGTGGGTCTTGCCGGTCTTCAACTACGCCGTTGAACCATATAAAGTTGTTTTTTCCTAAAAAATTGTTGTCGTACATTTTATTTTCTACCGATATTTGTCTGCTTTTAATCCACTCACCATACGCATTAATTAACTATTTACGAATAGTTTACGCACTCTGTTTACCACCTTAGTATATATCACTTTACCTTTATTAATCAATACAATAAGACTGCGCCAGCACGCCGTAGGCGCCGTTAGAGACCACTTGAAGGCCACTCTGATATATCTCTCTGATATATTCAACTTTCTAGTCCTCTTAGTGATTTTATGTGGTCGCTGAGATAACTTGCTGTTTTCTCGCTTATCTATCCACAATAATACTTGTCCTAACATATCTCCCTCAGCATGTCCTGTACTTGTTACTCTTACATGTTTCTCTGTTTGTTTATCTCTCATATTCTCATTGGAGGCCAGCTACCATTTCAGCGCCGGACTCTCTTATAACTCTGATATATCCTCGTTGTATATATTAATATCTCTTGTATTGTCTTTACCTACGATTAATGCGTCTTCCTCTGTCGGATATGGCGTCCTAACACTATCTTTCATACACTTTAGTACCATTGTATGATTTTGTGTGGTAACAGCAATTGTATGTTTTATTGCCATTATTAGATATCTACCAGATGTATATGGATTTGGTATCTTATCTTCTCCAGGTTGCATTACTGGTACGGTAAAGTTAATTACATCTCCTGCATTTAATAGTGTATTACCATGGACTAATAGTGTCATATTCATATTTCTATAACCAGTCATTTGGCTGGTGATTTTAGGTAATGTTTCATCTACAGGTGTAAATTCGTAATCATTATGTACTCTGCTTGTTTCTGTCACCACCATCTTTTTGGCGTTAGGGAATTCATATAAACTCTTGCCTGTGTCATTAAGTTTTGTATTAGGTGTAATTTGTTTATCTGCGTCTAACTCACTACCAATGGTCTCTAAATGGTAACTCTTTTCATAATTGTCTTTGTAATTAAAATCAAATGTTTTAATTGTTTTATTAAATGCGTCATGGACAATTAGTCTATTGGCGTATAGACCATTTCTTATATTTTCTAATGCGTCAACTTGTTTACCAAAATCATATCGTATTACACCTTGCATCCGTCTTTGTATATCTTTTACTTCGTCTTTTTTACTATCTTTGACCTGCATTAATTGTGTTTGAAAATTAAATCGTGTTGGTCTTGCAACTGCACCACCCATTGCCAACATAGATTCTAAACTTCTAAAATGATACCCTCTGGATGTTTCATAAAACAAATAACCTGCATTATTGTATTTACCTGATTTACATTGACTTGACAAGAAGTTAATGGCACTATATGGTTTCATACTAGGAATTACATATTTGGCATTGGTAGCCGTATCTTCTACAAATAATGGTTTTTTAGAGTTCAGGTATTTACTGTTTCTAAAAATATCTTTTACTGCGTTTTCAATAGGTCCTGCGTATGCTCTACTCACACTTGTTATCTGATTGTAATACATCTCAGGCGAACAGAAATATATTTTATAAAACTGACCAATATCACCACTTTCATCTTTCTTTACACTATCAACTTTGTAAATGTGAAACGGTACACCATTGTCTTCGGTCATGTCATAGCCTGGTAAACCTGGTGTATTAAACTTAAATGATAATCTTTCTAATCCTGTTAACGGAAGTAATGACCTTACATCTTGCGTATCATAAACTGTAATACTGCCATTGATGTTGTTACTAAAAATATCCTCTGTAATAGACATGGTCAAGGTAATACCTCGAATGTCCATAGTTTTAGGTAAACTTTCTTCTTTATCTTGTCTATAGGAAATTATTTCTAATGTTGATAAGTTATACTTACCAACTCTATCTAAAATATCTCTTTCAAGTACAGCCATGTCATTATCTTCTTATCAATTTAATAAATTCGTCTTCAAATGTTGGTAAATAAGTTGGCAATAATATTTTTATTTGCCTTTTCTCATCTTGTAATCTTCTTTCGTATTCTATATTAGATACTGATTCAGCACCTGGTTCTGTAGCATTACACTCTACCTTGTGTGTATAGTCTGACGGTCCATCACCTGTTTGTCTGCCACTTAATTGTGTAATCTCATAATGGTGTATTGCGTCTGGATTGGCATACTTATCTGCGACATATTGTTGAAAACTATACTCATCTAATGGCCAGTCATAAAATCTATTGACAATATTGTTTATAAGTGTTACAACCCAAAAATAATCTGCGTCACCATAAGCCTTGTACGCAACATCTTCAGGTTTTTCACCCTCAATTACATCATACTTATCAAATAGTGTGACATTGTTGGCAAGTTTATCTCTTATCTTTACTCTTCTAAAAATATCTGTTACATCAATTGTATTGCCATTGAGACCAGATAAGTTATACTGCGTAATTGGAAACTGATTAAAATATTTTGCCATTATGCACCTTGTTCAATATCTTGTTTAGTAATAATTCTGTCTTCTAACATTGAAACTGTTAACTTCGTATGTACAGGCACACCGCCACCCTCTGTTACTTTACCACCAAATGTAGTAAATTGTCCGTCTGGCGCATAATCAACCTGAACATCTGTGCAATAACAAGCACCAATTTTATTTAAGTGTGGGTTTTCACCATTATTATACATGTAACTAATTTTCCAATAGTTTGGTACTGTAAATACTGATTGCATAGTTTTATCTGCAAAACCTGGTGATGAATTATATTTGAATATTGTAATAATATCTTTTACTGCGTCTGCCTCTTTTGGATTTCTAGGCCAAAAATCAAACTCAAATGAGAATGTTCTCTGACTTGGTGAATTGTAAAATGCTTCGTTTCTAGGATTAACTGCGACACCAGCTCTCTTAGCTGCAAATCTTACGGGGTCACCCATACCTGCTAGTGATATAAACTCACCTAAAATTTCTTTTGCTTGTGTAGCAACACCACCTACGATACCTTGCATAGCTGCCTCAACTTTAGCGGCCGCTCCCTCTGCGTCACCAACTGCCATACCTGTTGCTTCTGCGACACCGGCTAAACCTGTTTCTGTGTCACTATCATAATTTTGTGTATAACCAACTTTAACTGATTGTGGCATATACAATGCAATCGCTGTTGTCATTGTGCTTCTTGTTGGTAATTTTGCTGATAATTTTTCTGTTCTTGCACCAGACTTTGCTGATGATTCTAAAAAACCACTTGTCTGTGGACTATAACCTAAAAAACCTGATTCAAATATAATATAGTGACCAAGTTCATTACTACCTAAGTCTAATGGATATTGTACAGGATTAAATGATAATGGATTTTCTCTAATCTTTTGTGATGGACTATCTGGTATATCAAATGGTCCTTTTTTCAATAGTTGTGCTGACACTTTACCTGCGTCTTTCTGACTGCCTGAATTCATAAAATTACTAGCCATATCAGTTAAGAATGGTGTTGCCAAACTAGATATATGATTTTTTAGTGATTTAAATGCCATGTATAAATAATCCTTAGTTAGTAATATTTATATAGATTATAGGTGATATATGAGAAAGAGTTATAAGGGTTTATACAGACCAACCAATCCTAAGAAATACATAGGCAATACCAAACAAATAGTATATCGGTCATTATTAGAAAGACGATTCATGCGTTATTGTGACCTTAATGAAGATATACAATTTTGGGCAAGTGAAGAATTGCCTGTTAAATATTATAACCCGCTAGACAAGAAATATCATAGATATTTTCCTGACTTTGTTGTAAAGACGGTGAATAATGATAAGTACATGATTGAGATAAAACCCTCCCGCCAAGCAGTAAAACCCAAA